TAAGAACATTGGCAGAGTCACGGTATAGGTTTACATCACCAACGGCAGAACCGTCACCCCAAACAAGACGACCACCTGCTTCAATTTTTAAGCGAGAATATGTGTCTTGGTCAACATAAACGGTTATAGCATCAGAACCAGCAGATGATAACTGCTTAACAGTGATAGGTACTGTAAATTTCTGTGCCACGACCTCAATCGCTTTCTATGTTATGACTCCTCAGAGTCTATTTAGGTACTAACCTACTACAACGATGGTGTAATCGTTAGCGGAGATAGTTCCGTAAAGAACAACTGACACAGTATCTGCGTTAGCACGGGTCACATCTCCAATTACCGTAGCACCAGTTGATACTTCGTAAATCTGCACGTTTACATCTGTTGTATTAAAGTTGTGAGTAACTGTGGTGGTTGATACGCCTGTGCTGCTTGCGGCACAACCTTGCTTGGCAATACGAGCAAGTGTTGAGGTTGATGTTGTGACTGCACCAGCACTAGTTTTAATACCAAGGTTTGTACGAGCAGTTGCCGCATCACTTGCGCCAGTACCACCGTCTGTAACAGCAACGTCTGTACCGTTCCATACACCCGTGGTGATGGTTCCCAAAGTAGTGATGCTGGACTGACCAACATAGGTTGATGCGATATCTACAGAGTCAGCATTAACCGTAATTCGGTCAGAAGTACCAACTACGTTAAGTACGTTTCCAGTTTTGGTAAGACCGTCACCAGCAAGGATGGTTCCAGCAACTGAGAACAAAGCCCATGTAAGACCCGTTACACCTACGTTGATAGTTCCGTTAGTGGTGAGTACCCAACCGCTATCTGCGTTAACAGCACCTTCTTCAACGAAGGTAAACGCACCAGGGGTTACTTCTGCGTTAGAATCAAAGTCAGTTGCACGAACTGCTGCACCCGAAGCCTGAACAATATAGATACCGTTTTCTGATGCAGTGCTCTGGTTCTTAACAAGAACACGGTCACCTGTTGCAAGCGTTACGTCAGTGTCAAGAGTGTCACCGTTTTCAAGGTCTGACGCAAGGTTAATTGGTGCAGTTGTTGCGGCACGTACTGAAGCCTTAACATCAAGTCCAGAACGGGCAGCATCTACATATGCCTTAGTTGCTGCATGGTCATCGTGAGTTGGGGTTCCAAACTTAGCCTGACCGTTAGCATCACGGATAACCAATTTGTTTGCAGTTGCTTCAGAAGTTGCATCAGCCAGTTTTGAGAAGTCTGAAGCGGTCATCAAACCAGCACTTGCCGATGTAGCAAGGTTTGCTGTAATGGTGATAGCACCATTTGATTCGCTAATGGTCAAAGCGTTGCTGTATAGGCCAGCAGAACTTACGCCAGTAATCATCTTTCGCCATGCGGCGGCAGTAATGTCGTAAACCTTAATAGTACCTTCAGTACTATTGAAAATCATCCGACCATCAAAGTTGCCCGTACTTGGGTCTGTGCCAACTACTTCAAAGGTAGCGTTAAGCAGTTGATTCTGATTAAGGTCAATATTAGTTAGAAATTTTTGAGCCATTAAAAATCCTTACGTGAGGTAGGCATAGCCTGAGAACGCTGATGAAAAGTTTACTACAACTTGTGTGGTGCTGGTATATGTGACTTCTCCGAATACAACCGTTTTTGCACTGTCAACAACAGAAACAGACGGGTAACCACCTAAAGAGTGGTTTATTGTCCATGTTGCTGACGCTGTTCCTTGAGTATGTACATGGCGTGATGCCTTTTGGAAAACAAGGTTGAGAATTTGGTTAGGAGAAATACCAGTAATGCTGGCACTAGCAGTTTCCCCAGTAGTGACCGTTCCGATGGTTAAGGTGTTTGGTGGGCCAGCAACACCAGGGTCGCTGACAACTATGTCAACGGTTGAAGAGTTTACACTTAAGTTACCAAGAGCAGATTCGTCTACATAGACAATGCTGTCATCTGGACTAAGTACAAGGGTGTAATCAGGCATACGGGTTAGTTGCCACCGAAGCGTCTACAACAATGGTTCCTGAAGCAATTCTGTCCCAATCTCCAGCGCTGTCTTGAACAAACAGGTCAAAGGTATGGCTACCTGCAGGAATAGGGTTTTTATCCGAAATATGCATTTCTAAGGTAGTCCCAGTCTTTGGGGCCAAGTAACCACGCCTATTAGCAGTGAGGGCAATAATTGTTTCTTCGTTGGGGGCAGTTGAGTACCAACGCAAGTCAAGAGTCTTTACATCGTTAGCGTCTACTGCCTGAAGGTATGCGTTAGAGACAACCTGAAGTGCTCCAGTACTGTCTTTCCACGTAAATGTTTTACGGAAATCCTGATTTTGGGTCATACGCAGTTCCATTGATTGCGCCTCATTTCCATCTGTTACTGTATTATTGGCTTCTACTGTGATAACTCCAGCACTAACTCTGTAGTACGTGTCATTAAACTTGGCTAAAACATCATACTCCAAGTCACCAATTGGTAGTTCAGAAGTCTCAGCCCCAGTAAGGGACAATAGGATTTCCCCAGACCCTGTGATTTCAGCATTAAGTTTTCGTTTAGATGTCGCTGTTGATTGAATTTGTGCTTTAACAGCAGTTGGAACCATCAAACGGTGTTTGCTTTTACTTTTAATTACAAGTATGCGCTTAAGAGGAATGCCTTGAGTGGCAACATAATTTACTGTACGGGCGACCATTTACCTATTGTACCCCAATTACTTTTTACCTTTACCCTTGCCACCACTCTTCTTAGGAAAGTCGTGACCAATCTCAGACATCTTTCTGCGAACAAGACTTTCCATGTTTTTTACTGCACGATGGTCTGAAGGGGTACTAGCCATGTGGACAACCCCATCACCTTTGATGCGAAGTTGGATATGACCGCTTTGAGTCTTGTGACCCATCACAGGGGTGCTTCCTTGACCTACACGGGTCAACATTTCACGAAAGGGTTTATCAGTGGTCAAACCACGGACACGTTCCTCATTAAGAGCGTGTTGGTCCCAATTAAGATTTTCCTCTGTACCCATGCATAGATTGTACTACTCCCTAGGCATACGGTACGGAAGAATCGCCTCCATGCGCTTGAGGGCTTCATCAAACTCTTCTGGGGTGCTGAATACACGAATTACGTGCATACAAGGGTCACCACCATCTTCCATTTCGTCTTCTTCTTCATCGGTAGTTGGAATCCCATCATGCATGTAACAGGTTGGGTACAAACACCATTTGTTGTCAATCCCCATTGCCAACCATGTGTCAAAGTCAAGTTCTTCTTTAGTTGCCATCTTTGTTCCTTTATTTCATTACGGATAGTGTTACTTGGTATTCACCGTATTCTGGCTGGTCAATCGCTGTAACCATGACCGAACTGAATCCTTGGTTATGTGCGAGTATAACAGCCTGTTCCTTTGCGTCAAGCATTTGAGGCGTATGAATTGTGTAGGTGATTACCATGTCTAAATCCTATCGTCAGTAATCGTATTTTGAAAACTTCTTTATCTTCTTTTTTTCCTTGCGGTCATTTGAAGATTTACGGTTTTCTTTATGAATGTGGTAATCCTCGTACAACTCTTCCTCTTCATCGGGAAATTGAGAACTTAGATTATTATTTTTTGGAATCATCGGTTTTACGGAACAACTCGGAAAGTCTTTGTTCCACACGCTCTTCACGGGTTGTAACCAATTCACGGAAGCGTTGTTTACCGTATTCTCCTAAACCATCTTGAAAGTCTGTCATGTCCCCTACCATATCATTTAAGTCGTGGTATCTTTATGTTTCTTTGAAGATGAAGGTCATCAGTACGTGTAAGTTGTTTTTTGGTCAAAGGTTTAGGCATTGGGTTTGCGTCATGATTAACTTGAAGTTCGTCAAACTGTTCCATTCCTGGAAGGGTGTGCTGAACACTTAAGTATTTTCCGTCAACATACTGGTGCCGTTTACCCATGTATTTCATTCCCATATCTGCGTATGGTTCCCCTGGGTGACCCAAACGCACATAGGGGTTACGCCCATGTTCAATTTTATTTGTCATAGGGTTATTGTAAGGTCGTTCTGAATCAGCCTGCCTCTGGTCATACAGGTCCATTGCTCTTTCAGTATCTTCCCTATTTACAAGCGCAGTATTTGCAACATGGTGTTTATAAAAGGCTTGCGAGTAGGTAGAGATTTCTCCTAGCCCCATTTTGTCTAATTGACCGTGCAGTGATGGGTTTTCGTGAACTAATTTCCCTAAATAAAGATGTTTAGCCGCATTTTGATATTCAGGAATATCATGAGGCAATCTAGCAAATCCTTTTTCTGATTTCATTACTCTGTCTTTGTCTTTTTTATACAAAGTATGACCATAATCTCTTAAATGAGTTTCTGCAAGTTCAGTCATATTAGGTAATGAATCAATTGCAGACTTACCGCCAGAGGCTACGTGCAATCGTGCAGCCGCATATAAAGCCATTTCCCTTTTATCTTTCCACCTCTTGTTATCAACCCCATACCCAGATAGTTCCCCAGTTTTTCTCCATAAATCTAAGTGTCTATCTTCTCTTTGTGCTGGGTCTAATACTGCTTCGTGTCTTCTGTTATAACCCACACCCTTACGTATACCCTTGGGGTCACCTTCCCATTTCATGTTAGAGTACGGTTCAGAATATCTTTCCATGTAACCATCGGCAGTTCCTTCCATGTACGGAGATATATGCATACGGCCTTTGTTATACATTGCACTTTCTAAACGAGTGTGTGAATGGTCCTCACCTTTACCATCTGGCGAATCTTCCCTGTGACCCCACTCATGGGCAAGGGTAGTATCCATGCTGTTATTGTTACCTGACATATGGATTTGGCGGTTCGTACTTGACCAGGTTCCACTGTACGTTTTTAATTTATTGTTTATTCTTACACCATTAAAGATACCGTCACGTGGGTGTAGCCCAACAACGCTTGGGTCCATTTCTGCTATTGGCAAATCTGTATTTCCAGCATGATATATTAATAATGAATCTTCAGTTTTTAGTATTTTAGAAAAGTCATTAAGGCGTTTTTTCCCAGGATACGTTGGGTCTTCTGAAGTCATAGTTCCTGTTGCAGGATGAAACAACACGCCTTGAAGGTGTCCTTCTTGATAAGGATGGCGAAACTCTTGTGTCTCTCCACCATCTTCAGGGTTGAAGTAGGTGTTATTGAACTGTGAACCAAATCTAGGCATGACTAATTATAGACCAGGTAGTTCTGGCTGTTCGTAAACTTCCCGTTGTTTACCGTCATAATACTGTTTTCCACGCATAGCGGATTTATTAGGAACCCTTGACATAAATTCTTCATGTGCTGTTTGGGCAGTTTTACCAAAACCAAGTTCGTGTAGTACTGGGCGAACGTGTGGCATATTTTCGTACATATGCCCAAGCATTAACTTTGTTGTTGGGATTTCACCACTACGTGAATACCTAGTACTAAGAAGAGTTTCTCCCAAACCTTTACGGGTAGGCATTTCATCTCTACGCTCAGGGTGCGCTGCTAGGTGAAAACGAGTAGCAGAATAAAGGGCTCGTTCTTCAGCGTTCCATGCGTGGTAACTAGAGGTGTAGCCAGTTTCACTAATATCTTTTGCACGTAACTGGGTGTTAGTTAAGTGTTTTTCAAATTGACCAGAATAATGATGCGCTCTGTCGGCTAGTGCGTCTGCATACCCTTCACTAACTGGGTCAAGGTCATATATCTGCCTACCGCTACGCTTAGTTAAATCACGTTGAGCCTTATCATGTGGTTCTAGCGTATGACCTAACTCGTGAGCAAGTGTTCGTTTGTTTGCTACATACTCACCTTGTACATTTTTTCTAGTCTGTGTAACTTTAGGTTCTTTTGTTGTGTCTGGTTCAAACCGTGTGTGCCATGTTTGGTAAGTGTATTCACCACCAACAAGTGGGTGTGGACCACTTTCAAGAGAAAGTTCTTCACCAACTGCGTGTTTTTTACCGCCCTCTCCTTTAGTTGGGTACACGTTTGGGTGATAGTTATTTTCTTTTAACCAATCCATTGTCATATTTTGAGATGGGTCTTCCCCAATAACCTTACCAACATGTTCAGGAACGTCACCTGTTATAACATGGCCTTTATCATTTTGCCAATGAACACCGTCTTCTTCAAGTATCGTGTGGATGTTGTAAGGGTGTTGTATCTTCTTCTCGTATTGGTTCCAAAAGCCTTTGTTTACAATAGGCTTGTCAGATGGTTCATACGTTGTTTTTTCTGTTGTAACAGTTGATGAGTCTCTACCCACACCAACATATATTTCACCAAAACTTGCCCAACCTTTTCCCCAATCCGTAGGATAGGTAGGAGCATTTATACCTGTTTCATATTCACGGGTTGGTATATCTAAAGCATTTGCGGCTTTTCCAAGTGCTTCATGTTTTTTAAAAGAAATAACAGGGTCACCGTATTCAGGCAAAATATTACGGCGGTCTTGACCAGGTTTTCGGTTACGGTTGTATTCCACTCTTTCAGCATTCTTTGCTTCCCTTAATGCTTTTCTTTTTTTAAAATGCTCTAAATCACCTAAATGTAATGCTTTGTTAATAGCGCCCACCCGTTGTTCAGCAGGAACAGTTGGGTCGTTTTTTAACCCTGTGTATGAGTATGGGCTAAACAACATACCCTGTGGGTTATCAGAAGTACCAAAACCTTCAGCAATCTGTGGTTTTCGTTGTTCCATTGTAGGCAGGTCACCTTTTGTAGTAGGCAACTCTGTGGAAGACATGACCTTGTTTGATTCAGGGTCCTCCCAATATGTGTTGCTAAACTGCGGTCCTAAAGGCATGGCTTAATTATAAACCATTATCCTCCGTTGGAATAAAAGCCTCTACCTACAAGATTTACTGCTGGAGAGAAATAAACAGGGCGCAACTTCTCATTACAGTCTGGACACAGGATTGTTTTCTGCTCATCGTAGATACTGCGAGTTTCCTCGTGACGATGGTCGTTTGGGCATTTATAAGCATATGTTGGCATGGAGACACTATACTATCGCCGTATGGCAACGCACATTACCGACATTCCTAAACCGTTTTACTGTAATGTCCAAAATGAGTTTTTGTACAACTTTGAAAAAGGGTTTGGTGAATACACTGCTTGTTTAGTCTATGGGCTATCTGCAATTCCTAATAGGGCATGGGGTGTATCTCTACTTTTAGAGAATGGTGCATTAGTACAACATGTACCACTTCACGCTTTAACTTTCCATACACCTGCTGTACACCACCATCCTTTAGACCATTTGCAGGTATGGAGTTGCTATGGGCAAGATTTCACTACCCATGAGTACAGCGCCCTGTCTGAGTTAGCCGTAAAGGTATACATGAAAGAAGGGGTGTGGGAAACAGGCAGGTATATGTTTACTGCCGCCCCTTACGGTGATATGTACTCATCAACCCCTGACCAGCACAAACACTTTAACTTTGTGCGTTTAGATTGTGGGCGTGTAGGTGCTTGGCCTGGAAACCGTATGCTCGTGTTTGATGAGTCTTTTGTCAAACTGTCTGATGAACGCCCCAAATACATTACAAACACTAAGATTTGGTATCCAGAAGGTTTAGATGTGTCTGACCCTTTTGATACAGTTATTTCCCCAGACACTTCCTTATAGTTAGGTATAATCACCACATGGACTACCCACACACAAACACCACCAAAAAGTACACCAACAAGTTTTGCAAACCACTGTTAGTTGAGTGGTTTGCTGGATTATTGTTTTACTTCCTTGCAGTAGCGCTAACCATTGGTGGTTCAATACCGCTAGCAATTGGTTCAATAACTATCTGTTTATCTTATTTTATTTTGTTTAACTCAATGCATGCAGCAGCACACCGACACTTTTCTGGTGGTTTGAGTAAGTACCTATGGGTAGATAAAACTATTGGGAAAACATCTGGAGTACTAACCCAAATACCATATAAACCATTTGCAAACCTGCATATTGAACACCACAAAAACACTGGAACATTTGGCTCAGACCCAGATTTTATACCGTTCCCATCGTTTAGGTTGATGAATAGGTATTACTTTTTGTCGTATCTAATTCAAGTTGGTTCAATTATTCCAATTTTTAACAAGTACATGATTAAGAGACTTCCCAAGTTTGTTAGACAAAGGCTGGAGTTCCGTAAGAATAAGACTATTGACAGACAGTTAGGAATAACCCTTCTTGTTGTTTTGGCTACTGTGGTTACAGGCTACGGGTCTTACGGTTTATGGTTGATTTACTTTCCGTTTCTTTTGCAACGGTATGTTTTGATGGTGCTTTTTATGTGGTTACCACATGTGTCTGGAAGTTCGGACAGATATAAAAACACTCGTAGTTTGATAACTCCATTGATAAATAGGGTTTCGTTTATCAAACTAGTGGACTTTCACACAGAACACCACCTATACCCTTCGGTTCCGTCTTCATATCTGCGAAAACTGCATTTTGAAATACTTGATGAATTAGAAGAAAACAAGGTAGTTATCCTGGGAAGGTTCAATAGAAAGCCTTGGAAAAGGTAACAACGATACAACCGTCTATACTTTATAAATGCCAAGACCTGTTGGACCACAGTTTGACTTAACGCACCCCCCGTACTATGCAGGGGGTAATAGGTTCATCACAAGGTCAAAGTCGCTTACCCCTAGAGAAATTGTTGAAACTCACCGTTCTGGTGACCTTAGTGCTCCTACTAAAGCAGAACAAGACGCTAAAGGTATGGAAGAGGGCGGAACCGCTTGGCACATAGATAGTAACAACAGCGCACAATACATGGTAAAAAGTATTAAGGAAAAAGGCTATGACAAGCAATGGCCTGTAGTTCTTTCTGAGGATTACCAACATGAGCGTAAACCAAAAAAAGAGCCAACCATTGTAGATGGGCATCATCGCCTTCATGCTTCGTATGAATTAAACCCAGACCAAAAAATCCCTGTAATGTACGCAAGGAATGGTGCTCCACAGTTTCCAGGTGTAAACCCGTATAAATACAATAAAAAGAAGATGCCTGAAGTTTTGACAAACACTAAATACTCAGCCAACTGCAAAGCGTGTGGTCAACGGGTTGAAAAGGGTGAGGGGGCAATGTTGCGTGTTCCTAGCGACTATGACCGCACCCTTCCTTACATCAGAGGTCACCGTCATGGTGGGGACTACGCAGGTAGATTCCATACCTACCATCAGCATCACTTTAATGAAGTTATTCATAATATGTACACACCGCCTCCTAAATCTGGATTAGGTAGACGGGGATTAACCCAATTTAGGAACGACATGTTTAATCTAAAGAACGAAAGACTAGATAATGGCAGCACATGAAAGTTTAAGCGGTACACAGTTTTTTCATGGGACTACTTTTCGCTATGGTCACATTAAAGCAGGTGACATCATTAAGCCAGGAATAGAAGTTGGTGCAGAACCACACCATGACCCAAGAGAATACCCTGAAGCAAAACATTGGGCTCATGCCACATCAAAGTTAGACTCCGCCCGTGGGTACGCCGAATGGAATGCTGATGGTGACCACCCAAATGCTGCTGAATACGAAAACTATAAACCTCATGTGTTTCAGGTAGAACCTGTAGGGGAAGCAATGACAGACCCAAGACACCCTGCTGGTATTCGTGCAAAAGGTCTTCGTGTAGTACGCAGAGTGCTACCTGACGAATAATCTATACTTGGTAAATGGCTCTTAACCCTAATCAGTTTCATAAAGCAACCCCATCTCAAAAGAGTTCTGGAGTACCCATCAAAAAGTGGATGGCAACTGAGGTTATTTCTGCATCTGACGCTTTAGAAATGGTTACGGCTGAACAACCTCGCAATATCACAGAAGGCAAGATGGCACGTACTGACTGGGAAAAGCAAACTAGTCAGGACTTTGATAACCGTGATTTTGTGCAATATAAGCATTCTCCTCACCTACTAGACATTAAATACCAAAGAGCAAAATGGGGAGAGCCAGATTCCTTATACCGACATATTCAAAAACATGGTCTAGATAAGTCAAACGCTGTTTGGGCTATGAGAAACCCTAGTAAGCCAGACCAAGTGCTTTTGACCGAAGGGCATCACAGAATTGCTGCTGCCCATGCAATTGACCCTGATATGCCTATTCATGTCATAGATGAGGGTATTCACCATAGTGGTGAACACATTAAAGACAGATTTAAGACGTATGACAACAATCTTAAGACAACAGAAAAACATTTACAACAATTTCTTAAAAACCCTAACATCATGGCTGAACAATTGCCAGAACGTGGGTTAACCTCTAAACAAATGGATTTGCGTGATGTTCAAAGAACAATAAACAGATACTCCCTAGACCCTTCAAACATTGCACCTACAGAGCCAGATAAATATGTATGGCGAGATTATGGAATGCATAAAGAGGGATAATCGCCCTTTCAACGGCAAATTTTTTACCATCTATAATTAGTTAATGCCAGCCCACGAACACATTAACCAGGAGCAGTTGCGTGGGTTGGTTTCTAACGACATGCACTTTGATGACCCTTCTGGGAATGAGTACACCATAGGGGATTTAGATGCTGAAAATATCTTTCAAGATGATACCGAGCGCTATCAGTCGTTACATGACTCCATCAAAACTGAAGGTATTAAAACACCATTAGATGTGTCTCTTAAGCGTAATTTGCTAATTGATGGGCATCACAGGGCCATCGTTGCCCGTGACCTAGGGATTGACCAAATACCTATCAGAGATGTGGATAAGGGTAAATAATGGCTGCTAAAGACTCACTACACCCTCAGCAGTTCTTGCATGGTTCGCCTACACGCATTCCCACAGGCTCCGAGGTTATCCCTGCAAGCAAGGTAAGCACCCCAGAACACATGGAACATCAACGAAAAACCCACCCTGGGTACAACCCAGACCGTGTTTACATGGCTCCAAACCCAATAACTGCTCTACAGTACACGTGGACTAAGGAAGATTACGAAAACAAAAGTGAGCACCCATCTGGCTACATTCACGTAGTAGAGCCAATTGGAAGACCATTATTAGAGAAAGCAAGCAGGGATACCGTTGTTTCGGGTACTCGCCATGCTCGTGGTGCTCGTGTAACTGGCTCATTCCCTGCCAAGGCTTTGACAACAGGTCAAGTAGATACCGAAGAAGAGCGTGATGTTTACCAAAACTACATGAGTAAGAAATTTGGTTCCTAATGCCAGCCCAAAACAACCTTGGTGGTCAGTTCAACGACTATGTATGGGTAGAGGGTGAGCCTGTCGCACGTGAGGAAATACACAAAGCAGCAGGTTTTACCAAGCGTGACCCTGCTTACTTGCTAGAAAAGCATAAAGCCAAACAAGCCAAAAGGAAGAAATAATGGGTAAAATCGTCTATCACGGCACGTTTAGTGATGAACCACCTCATGTTTATGGTAACCCTTTCCATACAGGTACTATGTCTGCTGCATATGACCGCATAGACGGTGAAATAGAAAATGCTGGCGCTGGTGGACAAGATGAACCAACTTATAAAATCCATAAATATGAAATCTCTGATAATGCCCCAACTTCCCGTAAGACGTGGGATGACCCAGGTGATGGCTTTACACATGGTCCAAATGACGTACCTGAGTTGAATCAGAAACGAATCTACCCATACACAAACAGATATGAAGATAAAGGCTCAACTTCCTATGTTATTCCTTCAAAATTTGTAGGAAACCACGTAAAACACCTAGGAATACAATTCCAGCATTTCTCTCAAGGTGGGGACTATGGGCATGAAATTGGTGTAAACGCTATGTCTACTATGGTCGGTGGTAAACCATCATTTAAGGCTAAGTAATGGCAGCACACGAGAATTTAAGTAACTTACAGTTCAATTACAGGCTGATGTCACACCCTTCGTTTACTCCTGAACACGAAATCACTGCTGTTGCAGACTCTGGGCAAGTGGGCCGACTGGTATGGAACTCTGAAGATGGTGAAATATCACACCTTCACGTAGGTGAAAGCGCTCGCAGAAGGGGTATTGCCACCTCAATGTGGGATACAGCGCATGAAGAGGCTGAAACTAGGGGAATTACACCACCAGTACACTCGTCACAACGCACTAAAGCAGGTGACGCTTGGGCAAAAGCCGTTGGTGGGCATGTACCAAGACTCACAGATGACGTTGATGGGTGGTCATCGGAGAGTTAGAGCCAAATTTAGTGCGAAATTAGGTCTATTTAAGGGCGAAAATGGGTGTGTACCCCCAATTTTTTGGGGTGGGTCTATCTAGTGGGTGGGTGGTTATTGGCTAATGGGGGCTCCACCCCCTCAAACCCTCAACCTTCACTTAAGGGTGGGGGGTCTAACCCTCAACTAGAGAGTTAGGGTTAGAGTTTGCCCAAGCCTCAACCACTACTAGAGGGTTCATCCACCGTGTATACCCCATAGTCTCTACCTACAGTAGAGGGTTATGCCAGATGGTTTAGTGTTTGGGCGAATCCTTACTGGGCATGGAGCAACACTCAATCACGCAATAGGAGGCTCTAGGAGCGTCTGGGAGGCTGGAATAGCCCAGACACAGCACTACCCCGTCTGCATCGCTCTGGTGGGCTCTGGATGGGCAATCCATGCCTACTTCTGGGTCTATGGCATGGGCATGAATCGGTATCGGGGACTAGGTGGAGGCTTTACCCCATGTCACGCCTGCTGGTAGCAACTATTCGCTGGCACAGCACCAGAACGCTCCAGACCGCTACTGGTTCACCATTGAGCGTTACCGACTCCAGAACACGCTCACGCATTCCTAGTGCGTACTCCAGCGACTCCAGATGCTCCTGTATTCCCTCCATGATGAGGAGATGCTCAATGGGTTCGCTTGGGGCGAATTGTGCAATGCGTGTGGCGTATCTGGCGAGACTCACGAGCACCATCTGGGCATCGTGGCGTTGCTGTTCCGTGTATGTGTCCATGCGATGTACGAGCATTCTTCGGTATCTGGATGTAAAGAGCCTGGGCGAAATCGGCTTTAGCGGCGAGATGAAATCATCAATGAAATTGGGCTCAATTCGCATGACATCGGAATGCACCTGTCACGAGTGTTTACGCGAAGTTTCGCTTACTCATCATCCATCTGCATTCATTCCAGAGGCTTAGAAGGGCTCATATCGCCTGTAAATCTGGGCATAAATGCAAAAAACCCCGATACCCACTCATCTGGGTATCGGGGCTCGTGCAGAGCGATTGACTCAGTATCCACCCTCCGCACACTTCGCACCCATGCCACGCTTGCGTGATTCATCATCGGTCAGGATGCGATTGCAATGGAAGCACCTGCCGAGATTCTGGGCGAATTGCATCTGGGCTTCATCCCACTCTGCTCCAGACATCGCTTCAATCGCATCCATCACACGCTTCGCTTCGGTGAGTGACATGACTGGCGAATTGCTGGTGTCCTCGTGGCTGAATGCTCCACCAATGATTCGCTTCAGAACATAAATCGTTCCCGACTTCCGCCTGCTCTGCACGAATCCATAGAAATCCAAATCGTTGTTGCCCGTGTGCGATGGCAATGCGAAGTAAGCATCACCATCCAAATCTGCACACGCTTCAGCGATGAACTTCTCAACACGCTTCGCAAGAATTGATGAAGGCTTCGCAGGCTCAATGCATTGACCTTTGTGATGCCAAGTAGACCAACCACCATTGCTCAACACGGCGAGTCCACTCATGTAAGCGACATCATGTCCGCAGAGTTCGCATGACTTCGCATACTTGTTTTCAATGATGCGTGTCATACCAGTTGTGCCTGCATCAACAATGTGTGAGCAATCAAATGAGAATGACACTTCAGCATTCTTTGGTGAGATGACATCAACAGGCTTGTCCTTCAATTCTGAAATCAATTTGCTCGCCTGTGACTTGGTGATATTTGCATTCTTGGATTCAATCCACGACTTCGCAGATTCAATCGTTGGCTCAATGCCAAACAACGATGCTCGCTGTGACATGAGTGTGAGCAGGAACTTCATCTGCGCTGGAGTGATTGGTTCGGTGGATACTGACATGGTGACCTCCTCTGGTCGTTTGGGTTACTTGAACATTACAGACATTTGGGGCGAATGTGGTGCTGGGTATTAGCCCTCCCATCCGTAGGACTCCAGAACCAACATGGCAACGGCTTTGCGCTCATCATCCAGCAGGTCATCTGCCTCGCCATCCAGAACGCTGGACAAGATTCGGTTCTTCATCATGATGATTTGAATCATGCGCTCATCAATCGTTGAATGCTCCTCAATCGCACTCAACATGATGTGCGAAACGACATCACGCTTCTGCCCGATTCTCTGCAAACGGTCTTCGCATTGCAGAAGGTCTGCTGATGTCCAAGGCAACGATGCGCTCACATGATGTCGTGCTGATGTGAGTGTGAGTCCAGTTCCCGATGCAATGATGTTGCCAACCAACACTCGTGCTGTTCCGTTCTGGAATGCATCAACACTTGCCATCTTCGCTGAGTCATTCATGCCCCCAACAACTTGTACTGCATTCACATCTGCGAATGCATCCATGTAACGCTTCGCCTCCTCTTTGAATGCACAAGTGATGAACACCTGCTCATCGTTGTCCAGAAGTTCACGCACATAAGCAACAACGCCATTCACTTTGCCGAGTGCTGACAACTTGCGAAGTTCATTGATGCGAATCAATGCTTCTGCTCGCTCAACATTGTTCGCCTTCTCCTGACCTTTGGTGATGCGAATCCACTCGTAGAGATTTGCTTCGGCGTAGCGATACAACTTCTCGTACTTCTCCTCCATCTCCATCGCAACTTCCATACGACCCTTGTTCGGCAATTCCAGAACATCGGAACGCTTCATGCGAAGCATGAATGAGCCCACGAGAACATCGTGCAATTCGTTCAAGCGTTGCGCTCCACGAGTGCCATAGTTGTCAATGCGTGGTGCATAGCGAGCCATGTATCCACGAATGCCACCTTCAAATGCACCTTGTTGCTCCAGACCATTGATGACCGACAACAATTCCATTGGGCGATTGATGAGTGGCGTTCCCGACATCATCACTCGGATTCCAGACAATGGAATTGATTGCGAAATATCAATCACGGCTTGCGAACGCTTTGCTCGCTTGCCACCCTTGATGCGCTGGCATTCATCCACGATGATTCCCTTCACATGACCCTTCAACAGATTCTTGTAACCATCTGCCGATGTGTCACCCATGATGAGTACATCAACATCTGGCAATGACTTGATTCCCTGCTTCACAGGGTTAGTACCCGTGATGGTATGCACACTCAACTGCGGAGCGAAGCGTGAGAACTCACGCTTGAATTGCAATCGCATTGTCGGTGGGCAAACAATCAGTACTGGGCGCATTCCTGCTTGAACACTTGATTGCGAAATCGCAACAGCAGTTGGTGACTTGCCTGTTCCCATCTCCATCGCAAGCAACACTCGCTGACGCTCCAATGCAAACTTGGTTGCTTCAACTTGATGTGGCATCAATGGCAATGCAGTTTCTTGAACAGCGAAGTTCAACTTGCTTGGTGCATCATTCAAAATTGACATGAAGCCTTGAAGTGCATCTGACTGGGTTTTCATATTTCCTCCTGTGGAATTGGTTGGGTTCAGCGTAGCCAGTTTGGAATGGATTCGGCAGGACATTACAGACTTTTTTTTAGAGCCCCAGAATGCCAGAAGCCCCGACTCCACAGGGGTTCTGGAGTCAGGGCTCTGGGCTCGGCTTTGCTTCGGGCTACTGGTATCGCACCTCATCCCACATGGCTACCTGCATGATGCGATTCCCAGCCTCTGGTGAGAAGAAGAAGTGATTGGTCTGCATTCCCAGCCTCCATTGGCGAAGTACTGAGTCATCGGTGAGTGACAGCATCTTCACAGCACCAACGATGTCACGGCGTGACAATTCAGCCATAGTGCAGGTCGTACCAACTGTGTGACCTGACATTGGTTCACCTACCCAAAGTCTCACGAAATCTTCCCAGAACGAAACTGGATGCGAATCTTCTGCGTACTTGAACACATCTGTGAACGACACATAAGTGAACAGTTCTTGATTGTGGAAATGAGGAACATTAGTAGGCAGAGTGTTGAAGCGTGATGACAACACAGCCTTCACGAGTGGGTCACAGAATCGCTGTGGTTCTCCTGCGAAGTCATTCATCGCTTCAATGACTCCACACTCAGAGCAAATCTCGGTCATGTTGTCTACTCGTGAGATTGCACCTGCATACATTCCTGCGTGTTCACGATTCGGAATTGGTGAATCGCATCGTGGGCAATCTTTGATTTCATTTTGAATTGACATTTCAGAATGTCTCCTTCGTGATTGTGATTGTGTTTTCAAATGATTCTGTTTCAACAGAGATGTTGGTGATGTCTGCAAAGAACTCACCAATCGCTTGTGCTTGCTTTGCCATTGCAATGAAATGTTCTTCAACCCATTTGAAGTTGTCAGAAGTGTTCATTGTCTTTGCATCTTCACGGTACTTCTCCGATGCGTAACCAAGAATGCGAACAAGTGTGTACGCATCAATTACGCAAGCATCTTTTTTGGTATCTGGGATTTCTACTTTTGCAAGTCTCATGACTGCTCCTTTGTGTTTGGGTACTGACATCATATGTCGGGGGTGTACCAATGTCCAACATCTAAGTTCCAGAGCCTTAGAACGCTTCCTATGAGGCGGTTTCTGGGGACATAATAGAAAAGAGCCCCAGACCACTTGGGTCTGAGGCTCTTCACCTGTGAGGCGGATTCCGACACTTAGCGGAGGCTTCGCATCGGACTCACAA